CCTACACCAGCTGGACTGTTATATTCATATGCAATATAATCAGCATTCCATTCTTCATAAGTTATAGTTGACCATCCTTCTGTTGAACCAAAAGCAACTACTGTTGTGAATCCAGGTTGTGGTACAACCTGAGCATTATCTTTGTCGTAACGAATATATGACATTATTTTCTTTAAAGAAAATCAATTATCTGTCTATTTATAAGTATAAGTTACCTACTGATTTCTTCCCAGTCCATAGAAGCAACTACTGTATTATTATTAGCACTTGGAGCAACAACAAGAGTAATTTCAAAAGGTGTTGATGTTAGTCCATTTCTTTCTAACTGAAACTTAAACAGTGCTTCTTTGAGGATATCAATTTGAGTTGTTCCTTGATTTGAAGCACTAAAAAATCCACTTCCAAGTATTCTTCCACCAGTGTAAGAAGTTCCAGTAATGTTATAACTCACAGCACTATCATCACCAGCACTTACCCAATCTCCTCCCCCAGTAGTGCCAGCTGCTCTAAGCTGCCAATTATAAGCACCTGTAGCAATTGGCATTACTGAAAGTGCCGTGATAATTACAATTGCATCCAAAAAATTTGGTGAAGTTTTGAGACGCAAACTAATTATGGGATAAAATGTTCCTGCAGTTGCTAGAGTTCTTGGTGTGGTGATTGGTATTCCTACTGCTTGCTGTAATCCACGAAGTTCATATCCACCTTCTGATAACACAGAAGAGCAAACTTGTTTGAGTGTACTTGCGCTGGTTGTAATTCCAGTATTTGAAATTTCATATCTCAAAGGTAATGATGCTGTTGTAATATAAGTTGTATTGATAATATTTGCGTGATGGAATGAATGGCAGTGAATGAACTTACCATTAATTACAAATCCCAATCTTACGGTTCCAAGTCCCAACCATTCAATATCCATCCACATAATCTGTGCTTTGGAAATATCTAATGTAACTCCCGATGGATTTAGATATCCTTCACCAAGCATCGTATCAATATTCCAGTCTGCTTGTGCTACTCTTGTTTCTGTTGTAATTCCCGGGACAAGAGTTCTCTCCACAAAATATAAATTACTTCCATCAAGTTCTATATACATTCCATTGTCTGCACCAAAGTACCCTACTCTTTGTCGCAGATTTTCTTTTGCAGGATTCATTGCAAAAGTATTCAATGTCAGCAATGATTTTCCAGGTTGATATGAAAATACTTTTGTTGTTTCTCTAATAATTGATGCAGTGCTTCCTACACCAACAGTCAAATTTACCAAACCTTGTGTCGTTGAAAATCCAACTGTGGATCCAGTACCAACAACTAAACTACTCCAAAGATTATTATCTCTATATCTGTGAGATGAATCGAAAAGTGTAAGCGGAGTAGACGTTCTCAGTCTACCAAAGGCATCAGTTGCTATAGGAGGAAAAGTAACTGGAAATGGATTATCAATTGTAACTTGCTCACCATCTCTTGTTGCTACATTATAAACTTCAAATAGAGATCTTTCCTGATTTAAATAATCTTGATCAACTTTATTCCAAATAGCCATTATTAATCAATCCATTCTAACTTTGACGGATGGTATCTTTGTGAGTTTTTGATGTTCAAATTCTTTTCTATGACTGGATAAATCTGATGAACAATTGCTCCTGGATACTCAGATTGTAACTGCTCACCAAGTTGTCTTGGAGAAGGAATTCCAGATTTAGATACTAATTCTAAGCGATATAAACTTCCGTTCCACATCACATCAGCGACATATTCTTCACCGACTTGTTGTGGTTGTTCTGCTTGTGAGTTGATATAAAGATTTCCTGTGAAATCGCCAGCAATATTAACCGATTCTGAGATAAATTGCTTATATGATTTCATATCACTCTTCTTCTACCGATTGTCCGAAAAGATTGGATGCAACAATAGGTCTAAGAGAATCAACTCGATCTGATGCTTTTGCGAAAAGAATATCTTTAATCTTGTCGCTAATTTGTGATGGAGACTCATCAGTCACAATCATATCCATAAGTTCTTCCATAAAAATAAAAGTTAATTTGTAGTTATTTATATCTCACCACCCTTGGGAGGTTCAACAACTTTAGATTGTGCCTCTACATCTGGTTCTGTAATCGGAGCACCCAAATCCATTCCTGTAGCACCTGGATCACCTCCACCCACATCTCCTTCCATCGGAGCATTTGGATCTGGAATGATTCCATTCTCAATCTCATATTCAATTTGTAAGTCCTGATCAATAATTTCTTGGTCAGTTTGACGTAAAATCTTACGTCTTACATAGTCTTGGGAGTAATATTTTCCAATATAAGGTTCTGCTGTTGCAACCAGATTTAATCTTTCAGTAAGCAATTCAGAATCTTTGAGTTCTGAGAAATGATTATCATATAAGAAATCATATTGAATATGCTCTTGCATCTCCTCCCAATCTTCTGGAGTAATAATATTCTTTAAAATCAATTGAGTTTTTAAAATATCACTGAACATATTTGAGAATCTCATTCTCAATCTTCCAACAAACTTGGTAAATTTAAGTTCGTCTCTTAAAATTTCGGAAGAACGTCCAAGATTAAATCCACCTTCCCCTTCCATTCTTGTCGGAGGGACGTTTAAAGAACGATATAATTTCTTTTTGAAGTAATCAACATCAGTCAATTCTCCAAGATTTTGTCCACCAGGTAGAGTTGTAATCTCAGTTCCTCTACCACCTTCACGGCGAGGAAGCCAGAAATCTTCAAGCATACTCATATTCTTTTTATCATCACGAATTTCACCAGTAGCAGAATCATAAACCAACTTATTACGATAACGCATCATAACATCACGAAGATATTGCTCTGCCTTTACCTTTGGAAGATTGCCAACATCAATATAGAAAATTCTACGTTCTGGTGCTCTTGACAATCTGTAAATAACTAAAGAGTCTTCAATCATACGAAGTTGATTGAGAGACTTGATTGCTTTGTTTAAGTATGATAAGCAAATACCTCTATTTCTATCAACAAGACCCGAAGTGCAGTATGTAATAGAATCTTTTGAAAACTTTATACTACCATCGGAAAAAGAAGAAGATGTAATAGATGAATTTCCTTTTGGAGTATATACAAAATATTCTTCTATTTTTGGAAATGAAAGATCTAAATTGGAATCATTTTTGACGCCAACATAATTCGAATTATTTTTTTCCTTTTTTTGATGCCTTACATATCTTATCTTTAAAGCATCAATATATCTTAATTCCTGAATTCCTTGACTTGGATTTTTTAAGTCAATAACCTTATGGTAATAAAGTCTTCCATCAATGTACCAATTTCTATAGATTTCGTGACATTTTTTATTGAAATCTAAAAGTTGTAAAATATATTTAAATTCTTCTCTAATTTTTTTCTTTAGACCTTCACTTGCATTTAAATTTGATAGTTCTATTTGAACAGGAGAATCATCTGAATCCGATACGATTGCCTCGTTAACAATATCTTCAATGGCACTGTCACATTCTGGATGAAGTGACATCTCTCTATATTTTCGAATTAATTCATTCTCACTTCTATAGACACCTTCAATATCTATAGATGTGCCAAAAAAACCAGAACTCAAATAATGGTCAACCCCGTCCTCGCTATTAACGGGAACGGGGGATAACGTTGTTTTTGATTCTGGCTTACTATCTTCGATAGAAAAACCAAAAAGTTTTGCCATAATTAAATACTAAAGAACTATCTTTACTATTTATTACTCAATAAGATCGCCAGTTTGATCTCCAACTGCTCCAGCAGTCCAGTACTGAACCTGGAATTCAACAGTGTACTCTTCAATAGTATCTGAACTTTCGTATGAAAGGTCAATTGCTGATACATTGGTTGGGAAAATATCAATAAATTGATATGTTCTTAGTGGAGTAACACCACCACCAGAGACTACATCTACTGATGGGTCATTGTTTTCAGAGAATCTTCCCTGAGCAGCTCCTCTTCCGAGTTGACTTACATTAGCATTTACCATATATGCTGCTGGGTTAGTAGCACCGGTATTGTTATCAAGTTTACTCATTAAGTTCATCCACTTTTCAAATGAACTTCTTAAAACGAAATCTTCATCGTTAATAACGGTAACAGTCCAAGTATCAAATGTTCTGTCTCCAGCAACTTTGAAGATTCTTCCTCTAAAAGGAACTTCGATTGGAGCCATATTTGAAGCAGGCAGAGCTGCTGCCTTACACATAAAGTTGAATTCAATATCATCCCAACCAGCAACTGGAAAATTAGGAATACTTACTTCAAATAGGTTAGGTCTTGCGCCACCTCCAGATAAGGCAGCTTTAAATCCTGAAATAGTTCTGTACGTAGCCATTTTTGAGTCCTCCTTCTGTAATTAATTTATCTAATCAAGCTCTGCCAGCAACTTCTTCAAAACTTACCCCAGTGCGTGTAGCAATGAAGGTTAGTGTTACATAGTTAATGGATTTTGTTGGTTTCAGATAAATATCTGCTCTAAACTCATTATTATCAATAACTTCAGGAGTGTTGTTTGAAGCATCGCAAACTACGAGGAAGTCATAAACACCTCTCTTAGCTTGTACATCACGGAGATATGGTTCAACAATGTTTACAAAGTTTGCTCTTGTGAGTTCGTCGTTCAGTTCAAATAGTTGTGCTTGAGCACTTCTTTCAAGTGCTTGCTCAACAGTTAAGAATAGGCGACGAACGTTGATTCTATCAAAAGCAGATGCATATCCTAGTGCGGTCTTATCACCGAAGAGTAAAATTCCCAAACCAGGTTGATTGATGATTGCATTAACTTTTTGAGGATAGAGACGATCTCTTTGCGCCTTATTTGGATTGTATGCCAGTTTAACGGCATTATTCAGGATTCCTCTTTGTTGTCCTGCAGGTGAGAACCAAGGATAAGCATTAATTCCAGTTCTTACCATCAATCCAGCAACATCTGGGTTGCAAGGAATATAGCGGAATCTGTTATTAAATCTATCATAGGTGTACTTATATCCACTATCAAATACTGCATAAGATGAAGAACCAAGTGTTGAGAAGAACTCAATAATATTATTTGTTTGTGTTTCAGCGTTTGTCTGATCTACAACACCTTCTCTATATGGTGAAATGACAGCAATACAATCTTTTCTTTGATTTGCGATAGAAATCAAGTGTGATGCCTTATTTTGAGCTTCATAAATGTCATTTCCACCACTAGGTCCTTGAATTAAGAAGTCAACTGCAATCTCATCTCTATTTGAGAATTTATCGTAAGCATTAAGAATCTTACCTAATTCTGCCTTCATTCCTCCACTGGTACTGTAGTCAACACCACCACCAAGAATGTAAAGTTTATTTCCGATAGCACTGAATTCTCTATCCTGTGCTTCTAAGTTCCATAAACCTTGAGCATTTGTATTTGGAGTGAATCCAGTTGAGAATGCTGTTGAATATACTTCTGCATTATTTCCTTCATCGGATGGATTATCTCCAATATAAAGATTTGCAGAGAATTGAGCAACATGATTCTTCCAGAAAATTTTTCTTGGAGAATTTACAGCACTTACTGCATCAGATGCTTTGGAAAGTCCAATATGCTTCTCAAGAAGATTTCCCTTGACTCCAGTAACTGTTCCAAGGTCATCAAAAACTGCAATATGGATTTCATCACTCTTACCATTTCTATCCACAGCATACTGGGATGTTCCTGGTTTTGGAGCAATTGATCTCCAGAAAATATTTCCACCATTTTCTAATTCAATTGTTTGTTGCTCATACCAATCAACAACTCCACCTGTTGGGATTGATGTTGTAGCAACAGAAACTCCGGAATTATTTACATATGAAATCGAAGACCCTGCAATGAAAGCATTTCCAGCATTAGATTCGCCATATGCAATTTTAGTTTCAACACCAGCAGAACTTACGCGAGAAAGAATTTTAACATCAACACTACTGTTACCAACACCAGTAACAATTGCTTTCAGATAACCATTGAAGGATGAAGTTGCTCCAGCACCAACAATTGTAACATTTGAAAGAGGTGTAGTTACTGCAAATCCAACTTGTACGTTTCCAGTTGCAGTTGTGGTTCCAAAATCTGCAGTAACTGTTACAGGTCCAGAGTTTGTAGTTGCTTGAGATAGCGTAACAACACCAGTTGATATTCCAGTAACAGTTGTTCCTGCCGCAATAGAGTCTCCTACAACTTCGTGTCCGAGAACAATATTAGTGGTTGTAACACCAATGGTAGTAGCAGCACCAGTTGCGATTGTTACTGTTAAATCATCAGCACCTGTAGCGGGACTAAAAGTAAATGTTCCAGTGCTAATTCCACTGATTGTTTGGTCTGCCTTATCGTCAATTATTGCAACTTTAAGTCCGTTTGCCCAAGTACCAGGTGTTTTTGAAGCAAAGATGTAACTTGCAATATCATCTGCATGATTTAATTCGTAATCATCAAAATTAAGGATTTTAAGACTATCAGTACTTCCTGTTCCAACAGTTAGAACATTTGCGTTTCTTAGATTTGTTCCATCTGCTCTTACAACCTTAAGAACTCCTCCATATGAGAGGAAAGAAGATGCACTCATCCAGTACTCATACTGTGCATCTGTTGAAAGAGGCTTACCAAAGACATTGATTAGGTCTTGCTCTGTGGTAATATCAATTGGTTCCTCAATTGGTCCTAGGGGGAAAGGTCCCGCAATAGCACCAATGTTATCTAAAACATTATCAGCTCTTCCTACTGTTAGGTCAACCTCCCTGATTAATACACCGGGAGATAATTGAGGAGTCGCCATTTAATTTTCTCCTGAATCTCAGTTTATCTAAAAAATATTTAGGAAAACCTAAAGTTTCAGTGGGGAAACAGTCAATGAACAAGATTACCAATCAGGATATTCCCACTTATCTGAGACTTTAGACACCATTCTACCAGAAACTACTCTTTTTATTGTACATTCCTTACATTCATAAGAGTATGATGATGGTATCATTCCTCTATTTTTTCTTGTTCTATAAAAATTTGCTAAAAGATTTTTGATTTGACCGCAAGACCTACACTTCCTATCATTTAACAATAAATGACCTAATTTTATTTGACCATCAATATCGTCATCTATTTCCATTATCGATAATCCCACATATAGGACATATCTCCATATTCATCCGTAAACCATCTATCACCACTATCATCAACAAAAGATCTTTCGTCGTTAACACCATCAACAATAAAACCAAATGGTGACATATCTTGTTCTATTTGATTTTTTTGCTCTTCATATAATTTTTTTCTGATA